CATATTCCGCATCTGATAAAGCCTGTCTAGCCTTCTTCGGGAGATACCTTTCACCTGTTGCCTTTTTTCCTTGTGTTGAGGGCTTTCCTGATTTAGTTCCCCAATCCTGCTTAGTCCACTTCTTCAGAGACTTTTGTGATTTTTTTAGACCCATTACTTGCCTTGTTTTTTCCTTATAGCCTCTTTGCCTTTCCTAGCGATCTCCGCTTGCTTTGGTTTCTTAGCAAACTTAGCTCTCTGCTCTAAAACAGTCAGTATTTGTATCTTTCTGGCAAAAGGCTTTTTGATCTTTTTTACTTTGGCAACCGTGTCTTTAGCATCCTGAACAGTCGCATACTTTATAGATACAGTGTCTTTTGGATTCTCATCTGTATATAAACGCCTACCAGACCCTTTAGGCTTTTTACCCGTACCAACCTTGGGATCTTTAGCCACTACTTGTAGCCACCACCCGCATCTTTATAAGCTTTCGCAAGCATTTGGGCTTTACGAGCAGACCACTGACCCGGCTTTCCTCCTTTGCTACCAGCTTTAATACGATTAAACTGACGCTTCCTCATCTCTGGCTTGGTGTAATTACCAGCCTCATTAACACGAGACTTTGACTTTTTCTTTGCCTTCTTGCCCTCTTTCATTGCGACTGGCTTTTTTACCACCCGCTTAACTGCTTTCTTAACAGGCTTCTTAGCTGCTGGCATATTAGGCAATCCTTATGATCGCGTTTGAAGCATCTGCTGTAGGAAACTGAACAGTAAAGTCTCCGGCAGTGCTAGTCTTATCTCCACCAAATGCCAAAGCACAAACCGCTTTGTTAGAAGCACTACTGTTATAAATTAGTGCTCCATTCGCCGTGATTGTTGCGCTGGAGAAGGTAAGATCTGAGAAGTCGCATAGAGCAGTCGTTCCAGATGTCGTGGGAGTCACTGAAGTCAGGTTTGACCCACCACTAGAATAACCTGTGCCACTAACCTCGTTGGTTGTAGCAAAAGCCGTGGTGCTTGCCCCCAAAGATGCACTGCTCGTAAACAACGCAAGTTTAAAAGTGTTACCCGTGGTAGCAGTAAAGTTGTGAGTTCCAACAAGTATTTCCTGCTTAAACGAGGTACACATAGCTGTAGATATAGCCATTATAGTCTCCTTAAAATGTTAGCCATCTCTTGTTGGCCTTGGTTTTCTAACTCTGCTATCAAGGTTGTCCGATCACTCTTGATCGCCTCTTTCATGTAATATGAAATCTGTTGTAGCACCGCTTCTTTGAAAGCTTCTGCTTGCTGGGCAATGATCGGATGGCAGTTGCCACCTATGCTTACTATTCTTTTCGTAGCTTGCTCTGCCCAAAAATCTGGATCGTGACCCATGTTTTGAGTGGTTGTCACATCCACTTTGCCAACTTCAAATGAAGAGAAAGACATTACCGAGCTACCCTGACTGCGCCAGCCCTATAGCTATCTGTTGTGTTGTAGCCCTCACCCAAAGCCTTGATGTCATTTAGAGCGGTTTCGTATCTTGCGTTATAGACTTGCATCATGTCTGGTTCGCTTTTCAAAAAAGTTGATGCTTCAACCAAACACCCATACAACAAAGCACTTTCTGCGTTTGTACCTAGCCAGCTTGTACCACTAGCAGCAACAGTTATTGACTCTGGCTTGTAAAAATAGTGTAGCTCACTTGTTAGGTTTGCATTAGGCGTTGGCCCAAGGATAAACGTGTTTGAGTCAAACAATCCGTAATACTTTGGTATGCCAGTGGTAGATGAAGACGGATAAGCCTCTCTAATAAAATTAACATCCTTCTGGATCAAAAACTCATAACCACTGTTATCAATAGCTATTGAGTAAACTGCCAAAAAGTCTGATGGTGTAGAAAGATACTCGTTACCGCTTGTTGTTGTACCAGTAACATTCTTTCTAAAATCAGGCAGTTGCACTGACTTCAATATCCTGTTTTCAGCCTGAGTTATAATAACAGGCAAGTTAGTGACAAACGTGGATTCAGATGTCTCCATGTAGTCTTGTATCGCCGTCTTTAGGGTGGTGAATGTAAAAGCCATCAGCTTATAACCACTCGCGCAATACCAACCTCGCCCCGCATAAATACAGCATCATTGCCAACAGGATCAAAGGCAGCTAACGCCCTGCTTTCTTCTAACGACTGATCTGGCCTTGGATTCCTCAAAGCTTGAGGATCGTTAACCTTCACTCTTCCCAAATGAAGTTGAGGCTGATCAGGACTCCAAACGTCCTTCCCTACAAGCAGACCAGTGGGCCTACCATTTTTTATTTCTGGTTTTAAATCTTTTAATGGATAGCGAAACCCAGTTAGATCGCAAAATCCGTAAGCATATTTACCACTAGCGAAGCTCAATATCTGTAACCTCCGGGTGCTATGAACAGAGAAGCTTTCTCTCTAGCAGAGTCAGCCGCCATCATCCATTGTTCTTCATAATCAGCTTTCAAAGCTTCCATGCGATTTGCCGCTGATGGGAACTTCAAGCTCAACTGGAAAGCCAAACCAGATATTAAGCAGGGCAAAAACCTAGCCGGTACATCCATGTTATTACTTGCTGGCGATCCGCTATCCTCTATTCGCTCCATGTAGTAGTAAGCAAATATATATGTTTCCTGATCATCAGGCGTGGGCCATAAATTTATTGTTATGCCATCTGGCGTTCTTTCAACATAATACTCAAGAGGCTTAGACTGAGTTAGTTTGTTTGACAAGTGAGAGTATTGACTCACAGAGATCCTAGTCATGCTTTGATCAAACTGCTTATCAGTATCTCCAGAGTCCGTTCTCAAAAAACCCTCAACAATGTCAAATATCTTGGCATCAAGAGAGTATGTATTAGTGCCAGCAGTCAAAGTTTGTGTGCCGAACTTAACAGTCCACAAATTTAAACCACGGTTCTGCCACTCAAGCATCAACAGATCAATGCTTCTTCTTGCTGTCTTGTAGTCATAGCCACTACGCAATTCCAATCCCGCTCTCTCAAACGCCTCTTCTATAGCGTCAGAAAGATCAAGATTGAAAGTATGTGTGCCGCTTGTAGCCATTACTTCTTCTTCCTTTTCTTCTTGGAAAGCCCAGCCTCAGATAGCGCGATTGCGATAGCTTGCTTTTTGTTTTTGACCTTTTTGCCAGAGCCTCCAGACTTTAACTTGCCTGACTTAAACTCCTTCATGACCTTTTTAACTTTGGCCTGTTTTCTTTTTGCAGGAGCTGATGATATTTGTTTTTTCTGTTGCGCCCTACTGATCGGCATTAAGACTTACCGAACTTTTGTTTTTGTGATTTAGGAGGAGACTTTTTGCTCCCGCCCTTACCGGCCCAAAAAACCTTGTTTGCCCAGTATGCGGCACTTGTTGGCCCCTTCTTTATATTCTTCGCATGACGAGCCTTAAAGCTCTTACGGGCTTCTGGGCTGTAGTTATGACCCATCTTCTGATCACCAAACCGAATGATCTTCATTTTCTCGCCATCCCTGACAGCAACAACTGCTTTTTTCTTGGGATGCTTAGGTGTTCTTTTGGGTTTGTTTAAACCAGACAAACCAACCTTCTTCAGTCTGTTTTTTTCTGATTCAGTCAAACTCATTTCTTTCTCGATCTGTTCTTTGATCTGGACTCAACCCGAAGGTTGCTTCTCCTGTTGTTACGAGCGTTTCCGTCTTTATGGTGGACATCTTTCTTATCCCCCTTAGAAACAGCTCCAGAAGAAGCCATTTTCCTTCTGGCGGCATTTCTGCCAGCCCTTCTCTTTTTCTCTTCAGGCTTGGAATGGAACTTTTTGTATTCTCTTTTGTAGTTCCTAGCCATAGAGATTATTTTTTAGGTGCTGCCTTTTTAGGTGCAGCTTTCTTAGCTGGAGCTTTCTTTTCTTCTGGTGCCATGTCTTTCAACGCAGCTTCAGCATCTGCCTTGACAAACACATCCCCAGAAACAGCGACATACTCACCATCTTCGTTTTTACTACCGATCTGATAAGCATCTTCGCCAGTTTTTCCGAACACTCCACTAACAAATATTTCAA